GCCCCCCGGGGGGGGGCGCTAGTCGTTACCGCCGTCAGCCTGACGCTCAATCATCGCGGTCCGCTTACGCATCTGCTCACGCTCATACTGCGCGCGGTGCTCTGACGCCGGATCGACCATAGGCGCCTCTGCCAGACCGAACGGCGCCAGCCGCAAACCGTGCGCTGTCTGCTCCATCGCCTCTTTCGCTGCCGGATCACGCTCCCACGAGGCGCGCCGCTCATATTCCTCGGCGAGGGCCATGACGTCGTCTTCGTCAAGCAAGCCAGCACGCAGCAGCAAGGTCATCGTGGCCTGGGCCATCCCCTCGGCGTAACTGTACGGCGTGTCCATGGGGCACAGTAGCTTAGCTGGTGATCGCCCTGCAACGAAAGTTCGCGACGTGGTGGAAGGCGTCCGTCTCGCCGCCATCAATCAGCAACTGCGAGCCGGTGAAGAGGATCGCGAGATATCCACCCGAGGGCAAGGCAGGGCGCTTGCCATCCAGTGCCTTCACGACCGCAGCGCCAATGCGGGCGGCGTAGTCCTCGGCTGTCTCAACCATGGACGATCCCTGCATCCTTGCCTTCGCGAAGGTGTGCATGGCCACGGTCACCTCTGTGCCGTTCACGCATGCGGCACGGATAGGTAGGCCGGTGGGCGAACCGTAGATGATGAACGGCCATGTCGGGTCTGCTACGGGCGATGCCTGCGGATAGATACGCGTCGCTGGGATCAATGCCGTCAGCGCTGTATCGGCCTTAGCGGTCGTCAGGATAGCCCGGCGGGTGGCGAGTAGGTCATCCATCAGCGCACCGTGCCTCCCTTGGCGATATGCTCGACCGCGCTGCGCACCAACTCGGTGATCTCCTGCCGAGTGGCAGCGGCCGCGGGGCGCATGTATGGGCGCTCAGCCATCTTGCTCGTTCCGAACTCCAGCGCAGCCGCGTATGGGGCATTGCTGCTCACCTCGACCTTGCCAGGCTCGACCAGCACCGTCTCGATGTTGCGCGCAAGGACGCCAGTGTCATTGTTTGGAGGTGAGCCTGGGGCCGACGCGACGTGTGCTGCACCCGACACCGCGCCTTCCGTGATTGATCGGGCCGCATAAGCTTCCAGACGCTGGCCGCCTGCGAATAACGCGCGGCCGATGCCCTGCACCGCCTCAGGGCTCGTCAGGCGCTTCAGCCGGGCTGCGTGAGCCTTGCCGCCAGTCACGCGCGGCATCAGGCTTTCCGCCCCCGACAATCCCAATGCGACCCCACCGGGTCCAGCGACGCCGACTGCACGCTATACGCCCCCGCAGATGGCCCGGCCTGCACATCAATGACGGCGTCCGTGTCGATCTGGCGGCCGATGCCCGCGGCCAGCACGATCAAGCGCACGTCGCGATCCCGAAACCCCGCCTCCGACCGCATAGCCTCGGTCACGACGTCGACCTGACAGGAGCAGGGGAAGGCAACCGGCACGCCGGGCGAGACGATCGATCCGCCTGCGTCGGTCACCGGCACACCGGGCCAGCGCGCCTCCGAGTCGTAGAAGGCGCCTAAGCCAGCCCGAGAGAACGCGACCGCGATCCCGGCGAATCCGTCCGCGAGGCTCACCCGCCGTACCTGCACATAGGCTCGACGTAGCCGACAAGCCGCGGGCTGCCGGTATTCCGCCGCAGCATCACCGCGAAGTCTTGACCGTAGATCGTCGCCGACCACCCGCCGCGGATCGACCGGTTCGCCGCGGCGTCGCTGATCGACACGTCGAGACTCGCCGATTTGAACTTGGTCACGCCGGCCGGGATCTGAGAGGTCGCGCCTGCTGCAATGCCCGGTGTCCCGTTGAGAGACATATGGTGGGCCGCATATGCCAGCCGCGCCGGATCAGCATCCTCGCCCCAGCCGTCGTTGACGAACCGGTCGGCGTCCTTCAGCCAGTAGACGATCGTGCCGGCGTCAACCGCAGCGAAGGCAGGATAGCGGATGCGGAAGGCCGTCAGCAGCGGGTCTGCCGACTTCTCGCGCACCTCGATCGCGATGTCCTCGTCGTCACCCCGACCGCCAACACTGTTCCAGACGCCTTTAAACGAATTGAAACCTACCGAGCCGCCCGACAGCACGACGGTGAAGCCCGTGTCGTCCATCGCCTGAGACTCGATCACCACATCGCCCGATGTGCGCGTGATCGTCCCCGAAGCCAGCTTATCGCCCTCATCGAGAGGCGGCTCCCACCGATAGTCGTAGGTCGCGTCAGGATCTTTGGCGGGCCAGTTCAGCATATCATGCAGCCAAGCGAGAGGGGCGGTAGGAGCGTACCGTGCGCTTCAGCGGCGGCAGCGGGCGCTTGCCGAAGAACAGCGAGGGTGAACCGGAGAAATGACCATGCGCCGCGCTTGCCACGATCACTGTTGCCCTTGCCGATAGGCCGGCGCTGCTGGCCACGTGGCCATGGAAGGTGCCGTCAACCGAGATCGCGCCTCGCAGACTGATCGTCGGGCTCGTTGTCGAATGCACCTGAGCCGCAGACGCCGGCACCAGTGCGGACCGAGTAGCCACGGTTGGCGAGCTGGCGACATGCTGCTGAGCGGCGCTCTCGACGCTGATCACGCCCGCGACCGTCAATGCAGGTTGGGTAGCAACGTGCGCCTGAGCGGCAGCAGCGGGCGTGACAGTCGCCCGCACGTTCGACAGCGCCGGCAAACTTGCCTGATTGGTCTGCGAGGCGCTGTCCGGCGCGACAGACGACCTAGCGCCGATCGTGGGAGAGGTCGTGACGTGCTGCTGACTTGCGCTATTCGGGGTAGAAGCCGAACGACCCGCCAAGGTCGGACTCGTCGCTGCGTGCGCCTGGGTAGCACTGGCGGGTAGAACGCCATTCGCGCCCGCTGCTGTCCGGTTACCGGAAAGCGGAGCAGACGCGAGGGGATAGGCGCCGATCATACCGTGACGCGCTGCGGCCCGGTATTACGGGCATCCCACAGGAACGGAACAGTGCCAGCGCTGGCGAATATCTTGCGGGCGTTGCTGCCGCCGTTTGTGCGGACCTTCAACCGGACCGTGATCTTGCCATCGGCGCTCACGTCGGCCGTCTTAACCACGTAGCCGATCGACGCGGACTGGCCGAAATAGTCACCGCCCCTGATGGTCCACGCGCCGATAGGCGTGTTGCTGCCGACGTTGCCCACAAACCAGCTCGTCTCCACGCCGTCCTTGACCAGCGCGATGTTGAACTCGATCGTGACGACGGTCAGATTGTCGCCTGCCTGGCAGTTGATCCGCGCATCAATCACGTCGCCCGGCTGAGCTGGGAGCGTGATATCCGTTGCCGTATCGAAGCTCGCAAACACGTTGCCTGCCGGAGCGGTGACGTCGCCAGCGGTGCGGGTAGCTGCTTGGTAAGGCACGCTCAGATCGCGCGAGGTGGCGGTCAGGAAAACAGCGGCCGTACCGTCAAGCGGGAGCAGCGTGGCCGTGCCGACTGACGACTTGATGGATCGGCGGGTGAGGGTGTTTGCCGTGGCGTCATAAGCGCCAACGCCAATTTCCCAGCCGGTCGCGCCCTGCTCGATGACATACGTCACCATCTCGCCGGTGATCACGCCGTCCTGTGCGAACGTTTGGAACCCCTGAGCAGCGGCCCCAAGGGTAAGGGTCCCGGTCCCGGTCGTAGCCGTCGCCACCTTAACGCGGTCATGGAAGGGCATAAGGCTTCTCCACTGCGTTAGTGGTTGTTCGGCATGGCGAGCGAGCGCGACTTGATCGCACCGTATGCCCAGCCAATCATCGCGCTGCCAATGAGCACTGCCGCAACACCTGCGAGCAGCGGCCATATCGCCGCGTACCGCCAACGTTCGCTTCGGGTGACGCAAGGATCGGGATCACGGCGATAAACCACGATCGCGCCGACCGCCCAAATGGCGCAGAAGGCAAGCGCCACATGCATCATGCCGGTGCCCTGTTCTCGTCCTGCCAGGAACCGATGTCGACGGTGCCGCCAGCCGCCACCGCAGTCGAAGGCGCAGTCGTCACGAAGATCGTCGTGCCGTCATCGATCACGACGTGATTGCCGGTGCCCGACGTGCTGACCGAAACGCCCGACTTGGCGGAGATCGTCATCTTGCGCCCCGACACATCCCCTGCGCCGATCGTGATGTCCGACGCCTTGTTCAGCGTGACCGCGGCCAAGCGGACGGCAGCGATGCCCGCGAAGTTGGCGGGCTGAGCAGAGCACAGCGTCTGCGTGACCGTGCCGCTGGCGTTCTTGAAGATGTTGAAGCCGGCCTCAAGAAAGGCGTTGTCTGCGAACTTGGCCATGTCAGCCCTCCATCACCAGAGCGCCCTTGCTCGGGCCGTCGCCGAACACCGTCGCCGGATCGATTTCGACCGTGCCCTCGGGGTAGGTCATCGCCGGCTTGTCCTTGGTCATCTCGGCGAACCCGGCAGCGACGAAGTAATCCTCGGCGCGGGCATCATCGAACGCGAGCGCGACGCCGGGCACGAACGTCTGCGTGCCGTGCTTGGTGGGAGAGAGGAATTTGACGGCCATGGTCTGCTCCGGTCTGGCCAGTGGTCACCGGACGACCAGCGGCGATTACGGATGGGATGGGGCAGGGGGCAGAGACGTGTTACCGCCGTCAGGTGACGCGGTAGACGGCGATTTGTATGAAAATGGTGCTCAACGCAGCGAGTGCAGGCGTGTTGTAGGCCAGAAGCACCCGGCCAGCGTCGGGATACACGTTGATAGGCTCGCACCCGGCCGCACAGGGCGCGATGGCCGTGAACATCAGTCGATCCGTCGCGGTGATCGCCGTAGTTCC